GGCGACGACGGCGTAAAAAACAAGGGGTTCTTTCATGAAGGCTTAATAATGCCCAAACCCGCCCCGGATCTACGCACCACCAACGTGCCCATCGAGATTCAGAGGTACTCGAATCTCCATGGACTACAGGATCAGGCCCAAAAGCTGTGGGGGCTGCGACGACTGCAGCCCTACTTTCCCTCCATTCAAAAACTCTTCAAGCTGGACGAAATCCGGAACCCCTACTGCTACGGCATCCGGACCCGCCACGCCGTCCAGACCATCGTCAGCACAGACACGGTCTTTGCCGGCGGCAAGGAGCAGCGCATTCACCTCAAGCGCACCATGCTCTACGCCCCCTATAATGTGATGCGGGGCGACTATGCTGGAACGGGACTGCCGCACAAGGAAGACGATGCGACCCGCAAGCTCCAGACGCCCTATAATGCCGCATATGTGGGCTCTCTGGCCTCGATCGTGCTGTCCGAGACGGGATGTGCCCACTTTCCCAAGGTGTTTGGCGTCTTTTCGGGTATTGCGGCCTCTCACGTGCTCGACATTTCCGACGACTATGAGGACCTCTGCGACCGGGCCTGGTTTTCCCAAAACATTGGCCACTTTTTCGAGCTCCGACTCAAGAAGCCCTCTTCGGTCCTTTTGGAGCTGCAGGATGTCGACGGTCCCGTCGATTTGGGAATCCAGGACCTCGATGCGCCCGCCGCTGCTGCCGCCGCTGCCCCGTCCGAGTCCTCCTCGTCCGACGACGAGGAAGAAAACGAGGACGATGACCAGTCTTCGTACGAATCGGGCAACTCGACAGACTATGTGTTTGAGGTCCACTCCTGCTCGACCTATGACGAGGAAAGCATGTCGGAAGAAGAGGGATTCGACGATCCCGAGACGGAAGAAGCGTTTGCCCACGCCGTCTTTGAGGACGCCCCCATTCAGATCACGGCCATGGAGGCTTGTGAGGGAACCATGTACAAGCTCTTCAAGGAGAACCCCGACTGGACGCAGCGATATGCGTGGATTCTGCAGGTTGTCTTTGCCCTCGCCTACGCCCAGCGCACCGTCGGTCTCGTCCACAACGATCTGCACGTCATGAATGTCATGTACGTTTCCACCGACAGCGAGTTTCTGTACTACAACCTCGGCGGGCGGGTGTATCGCATTCCCACCTTTGGCAAGATCATTAAAATCATCGACTTTGATCGGGCGTCCTTTTCAGTCAAGCTGCCCAAGATGCGGGACTCCAAGTTCTTCATGTCGGACCAGTTTGAGCAGGACGAAGAGGCGGGCGGGCAGTACAATACCCAGCCCTTTTACAACCCCAAGTATCCTGAAGTCAAACCGAATCCGTCGTTCGATCTCGTGCGACTCGCATCCTCCGTGTTTCTCAACTGCTTTCCCGGCGGAGAGAACGAAGACCCTGCGGCGGCACCGCTGTACAGCCTGTTCAAGCGCTGGCTGACGCTGCCGGACGGAACGTCTGTTTTGTTTCGCTCTGACAATACTCACGAGCGCTTTCAGGGCTTTCAGCTGTACAAGGCCATCGCCCGCTTCGCAAGGGACGCCGTGCCCCGAAAGCAGATCGACACCCACCGCATCGCCGACAAGTACTACTTTACCGAGAAGCTTCCGATGGGCGAAACTTGTCTTCTGATTGAATCTTAATTTCACGAATAAGAGTATGTATCCAGAAAAATACTTTCGAGGATTGTCCAAGACCCGCAAGGTGCAACGAAAGCGGGAAATACGAAAGTATGGCTCGATGTCCTTCAAAAACCCGAAAGCGTACGTCGGCTTTCGGACGGATCGGGGCGTCAAGACCCGTAAATCGGGGTATACGGCAGAGTGGAAGAAGCGTTATCCAGAAGCGAAATCGCCGGAGGAGAAGGCTCAAGTGTCTGGAGTTCCCGTCAAGGCGCTCCGAGAGTCGTACAACCGGGGAATGGCCGCTTGGCGCACGGGGCACCGACCGGGGGCGACGCAGCAGCAATGGGGGCATGCCCGAGTGAGTTCGCTGTTGGTCTGCGGAAAGACCTTTTATACCGCCGATGCAGACATTGTGCGGAAGACCCGCAAGACCTCCAAGGGCGCACGAAAATGGTGGAAAAAGTGTTAGATAGAGCGTTGATAGACGACATAGGTTAAAAAGATTCCGTAAAAGTTCTTTGACACTGTATCAATCACGTTATAAAATACATTTTTCCATACCGACGAAAAAACAGCCGCTACGCCGTATAATCCCCAAATGACTGCCATCGCAGTAAATAATGGCAAATTGGCAGACGGATTTTTCGCTACGAATGAACTATACATGACGTAAAATGATCCAATCAACCCGGCAAAGCCCATGCTATTCGATGTAAATAAATCAAGAATGCCAATTTCATACAGATATCCAAATAGCAACATCATAGCATTGAATCCAAACACGACCAGTATATCTGTATAATGTTCGTCCCAGAATGTTTGCAATGTCTTCTCTTCATCTGCCGGCTTGTTATTGTACTCAAAGTATAGCATTGTCGTCAATAGCATAATCGGGGTTGTGATAGCCCAATCATGGTATCGATAAAATGTAGCTTCCACAACTTCTTTGAAATGGTATGAATACCATATGTAGAAGGAGAACTGAATCAGCGATACGACGGTCTCTAACCCGACTGCCGTTTTGAGAATTTGATCGGCTGGATTTACTTTTAATGTCAATCCAAATAGACCAGATGCGATGGATATTACTTGAATAAGTAGGGAAAAGTATAGGCTAGGTACCAATAATTTTCTCATTATGTTTCACGCATACGGAAATATTCAAAAGCTGGGCTTGCCGACAAACATGTCGCCCGCCGCCGTGCTGGCCGCCGAGGCCGCCGACGACGCCGCCGCCGTGGCGAGGTCGAGCACCTCCGAGCTTCCCCCTAGGGCAAAGACTAGACCGCCCGCCCCTGCTCCCGAAATGGCGCCGATCTTGGCGGCGTCTGGCCAGTCGATCGACTTGTTGCGGGTATATCGCTCGACCCCATAAATGCACACTGCCGCCACTGCCACAATCACCATCACGATGATGAGGTTGGTATCCACCATTCTTGTTTGTTAAGCGGGGGTGCGTTCGTTTACAGCTTTAGAACGAGCGTTTCGGTCGGAACCTCCAAGACCACCTTTTCATCCGGCTTGGATTGCACCGAAGGAACATCTAGGGACTCGACAAGATCGCCGAGGTCCCCTGCCTCGTCCGACAGCGTCAGCTTGGGCTGGTCCTCGTCGTCCGTCTCTTCATCGTCGTCCTCCTCATCCTCAGTATCGTCGGAAAAGGACACGGACGGAATGATTTTCGCTGGGGCCTCTGAAGCTGCTTCGACAGCGGCTTCAGCGGGCGCATCCGCCGCTTCCGCCGACGGCGCCGAAAAGTAGCTCGAGACGATCGACTGCCACGGCAGAAACGAGTCGAGGATCGTGTCGAGGGCGGCGTCCAGGAGCTTCGTGACCTCCTGGCGGTTCCTCGCCTGCTGCTCGGTGCGGACGCCGACCGTCCGGAACAAAAAGGCGTGCTCCCAGCATTTGCGGGCGGACTCCTTGTACAGTTCATGAATGAAGCGGGACAGCGGCGGGCGCTCAAACTGCAGGTCGACGCTGTCGTCCTTGTCGCCCCGAAACTGGACGGCGGCAAAGGCTCGGAGATACGTGAGCAACACGCCCGTGAGCAGCTCCTCGAGGTACGAGCACTTGGAGGCGGCGATGATCCGCTTAACCTCGGCGGCGAGCACGTCGTCCTTCCACTCGGGAATGCGAGTCAGCAGATTCTGAAACGTCATGAGAATCTGGTCGGGCTGGCCGTTCTTTTCGCAAATGAGCCGAGCATTCTCGTAGACGCTCTGGACGCCGTCGAGGACGTGAGGAATGACCATCAGCGAAAAACGATTGCGAATGTGCCGCTTGGCGAACTGGGTTTCCTCTTGGAACGTCGTGCCGCTCATTTATTCAGACATCGTTGTATTTTAGTTGTACATTGAACGCCACGTGTCGGGGGCGGTCAGCTCGACGTCTTTGAGCAGCGTCTTGACAATATCCCGAGTCAGCGTGAGCGGAAACGTAATCTTAGTCCAGAACTTGTACTGCTTGCCGCTCTCCTCATCCGACAGCCGGAGCAGGTTGATGCGGCTCACGACCGTCTCGACGATGCGAATAATGTTGCGCATGCCCTGCTCGCCGTTCGAGTACTCACGAATAATGTACTCGGCCGCCTCCTCCGTGGCCGTGAGTTCCTCCCGCCGAATGCCGGCGTTCTTGAGCACCTCGGGCCAGACATAGTTCGCCACAATGATCTTCTTCTCGTCGTCCTTGTACCCCGAGCACTGGATCACCGACATGCGGTCCTTCAGCACGGGGTGAACCTTGCTCTCGTCGTTGAACGAGAAGACGAATAGGCACTGGGACAGGTCAAAGTCGATGCCGGCAAAGTAACGGTCGTGGTACTGCGAGTTCTGCGAGCGGTCCGTCAGGTGAATGAGCATCGAGGTGATTTCCTCACCGTGGGGCGTGCCCGAGATCTTGTCCAGCTCGTCAAAGTACAGCACGGGGTTCATGCACTTGGCCTGGATGATGGCGTCAATGATGCGGCCCCACATCGAGCCCTCGTAGGTGAACGAGTGGCCCGAGTAGTGGGCAATATCCGAAGCACCGCCGAGCGAGAAGAACATGAAGGGGCGCTTGAGGGCAGTCGCAATACCGTTGCGGGCGAACGAGGTCTTGCCCGTGCCCATCGGACCCTTCATCGCAATGCAGTTGCCGACCGACTGCGGGTTCGAGATCCACTGGGCCAGAATCTGCATGATTTGCGTCTTGGCGGGCAGCATGCCGTACGTCGCCTTTTCGAGCGTCGCCCGAGACTGCACGAGGAACTTGGCGCAGTCCGCCGGGTCGTCCTTGCACGTCACGGGCAGGGGGATGATCTTGCCGAACGGGACCCGCAGAATGGCATTCACCCAGTTGCGGAGCTTTTGCGTCTCGCCGCTCTCGTTGCCCATTCGGGTCATGGCGTCAATCTTGCGAATAATCTCGGTCTGAATCTGCGGCGTCGTATCGAGTGCCAGCGCTCGGAACTTGTACGGCACCTCGCTCTCCTCGAGGAGCTTTGAGACCTTGTGCATCGACTGGATCGCCATCTTCTTCTCCTTGGACTTGAGGGTCTTCATGTACTTGGTCTCCCGGCGAGAGAGCTTGATGGGCGTTTTCGGCTTCTCGTCCTCGCTGTCGCTCTCGTCGTCCACCACGATAAGCCCCGGTCGCCCACCCATGCTGCGTGCGAGCAGGGCTCCCAGCAGTCCCCCAGGCATTCGCTCTTCTTCCTCGTCGTCGTCTTCCTCCTCATAATCCGAATCCTCGTCCGAATCATAGTCCTCGTCGGCCTCGACGTTGGCGTGCAGGTGGATCTTGACCGTGCAGGGCATGTTCCCCGGGACCTGTATGCCGTGCACCGTCTTATGGGGGACTGCTGCTGCAGCGGGCGGGGCTGCGGCGGCGTCCTCAAACGTGTCAAACAGCGTGTCATCGTCTACCCAGCGGACAGGCGTGGTCGGCGGGGCGGCAGCGGCAGCACCAGACTTGTTCCGCAGGTTGTACTTCTTCTTCGTCTCGGCGGGGGGTGGCTGCGGCGGGGCGGCCTCTCCGTTCTTGGTGTTGCGTCGGCGTTGATTCTTGCGTTGCTCGGCAGACATCTTCCTATGAGCTATTATTTGATCGAAGCAATTTAATCCATTTTATCGCCTTTATAATAATGGACGAGGCTCTTCTCAAACAAGCGCAAGACAAGGTCGATTACGAAGCGGCGCACGACCCGTCCGTCAAGAAAACTCTTGGCATTGTCGAGGCCTTTTTGAAATCGAATCGGGTCCTCTGCTACGGCGGGACGGCCATCAACAACCTTTTGCCGCCCGAAGACCGGTTCTACGACCCCGAGTACGATATTCCCGACTATGACTTTTACAGCAAGGAACCCCAGATTCACGCCCTGCGGTTGGTCGACATCTTTAGCCGGGCGGGGTACAAGTCCGTCGAAGCCAAGCCTGGTGTGCATCTCATGACCTACAAGGTCTTTGTGGATTTCATGGGCGTGGCCGACATTACCTACCTCGATCCCAAGGTGTTTGACAAGCTCTGGGGCCAGACGATTGTGCGTGACGAAATTCATTACGTCTCGCCCAACTTTTTGCGCATGTCCATGTACCTCGAGCTGTCTCGGCCGAGGGGCGACGTGTCCCGCTGGAAAAAGGTCTACGAGCGCCTCATGCTGCTCAACCGCCACTACCCCGTTGGCTGCAATGTGGACGACGAGGGAACTCCGAGTTCGCTGACGGACGGCGAGCGCAAGCGCTTTGAAAAGCTGCTCCATGGCAAGGACATTGTGCTGTTGGGGGCTCAGGCTGTGGCTCTTCACTCGAAATCCCGCAAGAATGTGTGGAACGTGCCCGTCGACCTGCTGACTACGGACGTCGAGGGAAATTTGGAAGCGATTTCCAACGTCTTCAGGTCGAAAGAAATCAAGGTCGTCATGCGGCCCGCCTACGCCGAACTGCTGCCCGCTCACGCCGACATGATCGAGACCGAGTCGGGCTTTCTGCTGGCCCGCATCTTCCAAACCTCGGCGTGCCACAGCTACCACGATGTGCGCAGCGGCCTGAAGGTTGCCTCCATTCCCACTCTTCTCCAGTTTTTTTTCGGATTCGTCTACGCCGACGCCCACTTTCTCGAGGGCTACGACGAGAACCGCATCGTGTGCATCTGCCAGCGGCTGGTGGACATGGCCCACGCCAAGGGCAAGCGCAAATTCGAGATGCTGACCCCCCTGGAGTGCCTTGGTAAACAAAGCACGCTCCAGGATATCAAGAAGCAAACGTCCGACCTCAAGGAATCGATTTCCAAAAAGTCCAGCGATTTTCTCAAATTCTTCTTCACCTACAAGCCCGGGACGCTGAACAAGACCCAGAAGCAAAAAGTGAAGACCACTCTCCGCAAGACACTGCGGAACGGCGTACCTGCGGACGGAGATATCGTCGCCGACCGGACGACGGATTAGCCTACGTTGCGAATAACCCCAAAGGCGGCGGCGGGCTGGAAGGGAACGCCATTGTTGCACGGGACGCACGAGCTGTACGAAACCGTCGTGAGCGAGGAGGCGGCGGCGAAACTTCCTACCGTCTGGGCGATTGCGTAGAGGTCGGCGTGCGGCGCTCCGCCACGGAGGGTCTCGCCCTTGGCGGTCAATTGGAGGTAGTTGTTCCGAACGCCATTGTTGCGAATCATGCGAGTCACGTCCGAGGAGCTGTAGATGCGAGTGCTGAACTGGGCGTTGGTGTCCTTGGAGGATCCGAGCGCCGAACAAGTGCTCATCTTTATTGATTACCTAGAATTAAACACCCGATGTCGGAAATGTACCCGGTCGTGCTATTTCTCCTGCTCGTCCTATTGCTGATGTGGATGCTGTCGATCCCGCCGTCGGGGAAGATGATACACGACGAGCTCTAGCGATCTTTAATGGCTCTGTACAATAAAGCACGATGCAAAAGTTCTTAGCCGTAGGGTTCGTCGTCCTCGCAGTGATATTGGTGTGGCTGCTGTCGAATCCGCCCAAGCCCCGCCGTGAGGGCGTGGACGACACTCTGGTCCGCATCGACGAGCTGGAAAAGCAGGACAAGGAACAGAATGCAGAAATCGAAAAGCTCAAGAAGCAGTTTAGTGATTCAACGTCCCGTATAGCCGACGGCGAAAAGCAAGCCAATGCGGCAATCGGAACGATGCAGATGGTTGTGTAATTTATTAGTACGACGGCACTGACTGGCAGTAAACATGGATCTTTGGAGGAGATTCTTTAGAGGCTAACAAGCCATCACCTCTAACTTTGGATTCCATCTCGAACGTTTTATCCTTTTCTACCTCCTCCTTGGCGGCTTCGAGCGTCGGGAATACCCCTACGAAATCCGGACTTTTAGGCCCTCCAATTTTGTAGACAACAAAAACGTTTCCGCCTCCTCGTTGTTGGATGAGGCGGGGACGGGTCTTGCGGGTCGATTTCCGCCCGATTTTGCGGCTTTTTCGGCGCCGGCGTCCGCCGTTGGCGGGTGTAAGGTCGTTCACAGCCTTCTCGGCGGTGGTTACATTGGCGAGAGCGGCGTCTAGGCCTGTCAAGATTTCGGGCATCGAATTTACGGATTCCCCTGCGGCAGCCAGTTCGCTCCTGGATAAACGAAGGCTCTCATGTGCGGCCATGAGATGGGACTTGGCAGCATCGAGCGCATTGTTTGCGTAGTTCATTTATTCTATACGGCCAATTACTTCCGGAGTGTTCGGCGATGACGGCTCTTGCGGTTCTTGCGGCTCTTCCGGCGGCGACCGCCCAACGGTTGGTACTCAATGATAGCGGCCTTCAGCGCAGCAAAGGCAGTCTCGACATCGGTCTGTGCATTGGCGTCGTCTTTATTGGCCGCCAGTCGTGCATTGGCGGCCATAAGAGCGTCGGCAGCGGCTTTGATGGCAGCGGCTTTGGGATCGGCCATATCGCTTTATCTTGTATATATACCTTTTATCGTTCGGCGGCGCCTTGTCTGGCGACGACTCTTGCGGCTCTTGCGTCCGCCTCCAGTACTGCCTTTAGCGGACATAGAAATGTTATATGCCTCTCTAGCGGCGTTCCATTCCTTCCTGGCGGCATCGGCTTCTTTAGACTCTCGGCCGTGATCGTTAATAGCCGTCACGAGTTGTTTACGGAGGTCCTCAATTTTCTCCATCCGTTTATACATTCTTGACAAATTTAGTACTTGTCCAGCCACCAGCTCGTGTCCAGGTACGGGGCGTAGGGCGGAATGTCGTTCGGATCCCGCACCGGCTTGGTGTTGGCCAGCGACCGCACCTCCTGCGGCGTCAAGGAATAGTTGTAGTACACGAAGCTTCCGATCAACCCCTTCCAGCCCCCGTTGTCGGCGACGTAGACCGACTCGTCGTTCTGCAGCGGCAGCCCCGTCAGCGTCAAGTGCTGGTAGAGCGTCCCGTTCACGTAGACGTCCATCGACGTCTGGTTCACCGAGATCGCCAGATGAATCATCTTGCCCGCTGGAAGGTTGCGAATGACGATGTGCCCAGGCGTATCAAACGTGTCCTGCTTGATGTGAATTTCGTTGCGGCCGCCCCGCAGCGTCACCGACGGCGACTGCACGTCCGCATTGCCCTTGACGAAGATCGTGGGCTTCTGGCCGTCGTCATAGTCGTTGACGAGAATCCACGCAGCGTACGTGAACTCGATGCCCTCGTTTTCGTTCTGCGAGCGGGGAAGCACCGTGTCGATCTTCAGATAGTCCTTTCCGCCGTGGAGCGCATCAATCAGCACGACCCGTGTCTTGACGGGCGACATGCCCGAGGGGAGCAAGTAGCCGCTACCGTAGACGAGCTGGTAAATGACGAGCACGACGATGCCCAGAACAATGAGGGTCATCAAGGACAGCAGAATCGTTCTCACGTCCAGAGCCATTATTGTTTAGAGAGTGTATTGTTTTATTTCTTTACCCGTGTTGCTGTCATTCACCGAAAACTTGACATTGTATCCAAAGAGCGACCGAGACGGGAGCTCGCTATAGTTCTGGCCGCTGGTGCCCTTGGCGCAAAAGTCCTTGGCGTCGGCGGGCTTGAGCGCCCTCGACTGGTGGTAGACGTCAATGACGTTGCCCGAAAACCCGCCGCCGGGCATCAGGCGCAAGTCGCCCGTGGGGGTCTTGGGCACGCCGGGCAGCAAGCAGGAGCGCACGAGCAGGCCGTTCAGGTAAATGTCCACATTGCGGCCGTCGACCGAGACGTTGACGCAGAACCACGATTGGAGAGGCACGTTGCGGACGATGCACGTGAACGAGTCGTCCGTCTGCGAGCCGTCGCCCCCGACGGGCGCCGGAGAGCTCGATTGGCCTGCCCCACCCGCTCCCGAAAACACGTTGATTTTTACACAGAGGCTGTTTTCCGTGGGATGCAGGTATACGTACGGATTAAAGGTGCCGTCCGTTCCCCGACTGAGAACCGCTTTTTCCTCTCCGAACCGGTAATTCCAGTCCTTAATGTACATCCACCACTGGAGCCCGTAGTTTCCGCCATTGACGCCGCCCGCCGCTGGAATCACCGAGGACGAAATCGTCGATCCCGTCGACGAGTCCACGGGAGAGGGAGCGAGGTTGCCCGACGAGACGCCACCCCCCTGCAGCCCAAAGACGAAAAAGTAAATGCCGAAAATCAACAGGCCGAGAATGACTGCATACAGGAGAAACGTCGGAAGCTTGGACAGGAACGATCCCTCTCCCCGAAACAGGTAAAAGTACCCGATAATCAGAATCACGAGACCGGCCACGACGCCCGTGATGATAAGGCCCGTGTTGCTAGGCGGGGGTGCTGCCGGTGCCGCCGCCGGAGCCGGCGCAGGTGTCGGGCATACTGCGGGTGGAGGTGGCCCACTGCTCATTATGTTATGAAGAAGGTAAAAACGGAAGCGAAAAAGGGAGGGCGTGAGATAAGCAACCATGGACATGTTCTGTAATAACTGCGGTCAGCGGGGACACCCGTTTCGAGAGTGTCAAGATCCAATATTATCCTGCGGCATAATCCTGCTGCGCAACAAGCGTGCCCCCCGAGAGCGAGTGCAGCTGCCCGTCGACACCGTCAACGACATCGAGGTCCTCATGGTTCGGCGCAAGGACAGCATGTCCTTTGCCGAGTTTGTGAGGGGAAAGTACAATCCCCAAGACACGGCGTACGTCCAGAGCCTCATTGAAAACATGAGCCGTGCGGAAGTCGCTCGGCTCCTCGCTGAGCCGTTTGATCAGATCTGGATGAAGGTTTGGTCCGACCGAAGAGACCATGAACTCCTGCTCGCCCGAGAAAAGTTTGAGCAAGTCAAGCCGATGCTGACCACCGTGGTGGCGCAGTACGAGGAGGCCGAATGGGGATTTCCCAAGGGCCGCCGAACCCGCTGCGAGACGGATATTGTCTGTGCCGAGCGGGAGTTCTTCGAAGAGACCAACATTCGCCGTCCCTCGTACCTTGTTGTTTCCGGCGTGCAGTTCGAAGAGACGTTCGTGGGCACCAACGGCATCGCCTACCAGCACCGCTACTTTGTCGGTCTCGTAAAGGACCCGGTCGACATTCATCGGCGCTTCACCGACATGCAGCGGCGGGAGATTTCGGCAATTGGCTGGAAGACGCTATCCGAGTGCTTGCAGCTGACTCGGCCGCACTATGTCCAGCGGCCAGAGATCCTCGAGCAGCTCGTGCGTGTTATAAAGACTATTGAAGTTCGTCTTCCTAATGAATAATGAATGCAGTTTCGATAGCCACGATTGCGGCCGTGGGCGGCGGCATCTACCTGCTTTTTTTCGGACTGGGAATCGCCTACGCCATTGCCTTCTCCTTTAGCGAGTGTCAGAAGCTTGACGTGAACAGCGCTATGCAGGAAGCCGCCTGGTGGGGACTCTATCCATTTGCGGGATGGGTATTTACCAACATTCCCTATGTCCGCATTCAGTTCGACAAGTTCTTCATCATGTTTGGAATGAGCAGCGAGACGGCCGTGTGGGTGTCGTTTGGCTACGTCCTCATGCTGGCGTCCATTGCCGGTATCTTTAACCTGCGAGCCTCGGCCGTCCAAGCGGCGTGCAAGCCGACAATCGACGAAGCTGACGAGTTCCGCAAGCGCATGCTCGAACGCCAGCGGACTCATAACGCCGAGATTGCGGCAGCGGCCGAGACTACGCCTGCCGTATTGCCCGTCTAGCTCATATTCATACCGAAATGAACAATGAGGTACGAGACGATTGCCAGAATAATCATCCACCACCAGAGGGGAAAGACCGTAGCATCCTTGCGGCCCGTGCCAAACTCCCTGACCTTTCCTCCGTCAAAGACGATGGTGGGCTTGATGTACAACAGAGCGGACGTCAAAAAGAGGTAGATGGTCACCATCCACATACGAGGATCGTTATCGAGCGAGAACATTGTAAGGAGATCGTATTTTATTTACGTTCTACTGACAATGGCAGCGGCGGCATCAGTACTGCCAAACCGCAAGGCGTTTGCGGACTACATTGCCCGCATTTTTATCAAGTACCGCAAGATGGACACGGCCGACGACGACGAGGGTGTGGACGTCTGCGTCCGCCAGTCCGAGGCCCGAGGATCCCGGGAGCTGCTACCCTACCAAAAGCTTGTGCGAGACTACCTCACCATTGAAACGCCCTATCGGGGCCTGCTCGTCTACCACGGTCTCGGATCCGGCAAGACCTGCTCCGCCATCGGCGTGGCCGAAAGCCTCCTCTCTGAAAAGAAGGTCTTTGTCATGCTGCCCGCCTCGCTACAGACCAACTTTCGGCAGGAAATTCGCAAGTGCGGAGATCCCATCTACATGCTCGACAATTTCTGGGAGGTGCGGGTCGTGCGCAGCGCCGCCGACAAGGGTCCCGCCCGGGCTCTGCGCATCCCCGACGAGTTTCTCCGCAAAGAAGGCCGTTACTTTGTCACCATTCCCGGCCGAGAGCCCAACTTTAACACCCTGCCGCTGGACGTGCGACTCGGCATCAACCGTCAGATCTCGGCCCTCATTGACGAGCGCTACACCTTTATCAACTACAATGGTCTCAACAGCGAGAGCGTCAAAGTGCTGATTCCGGAAGACGACCCCAAACTCTCCACTCTGTTTCACAACAGCGTCGTCCTCATCGACGAAGCCCATAACTTGATTTCACGAGTCATCAGTGGGTCCAAGATCGCCCAGCGGATCTACGACGCCATCTACTACGCCAAGGACTGCAAGGTGGTCATGCTCTCGGGCACTCCCGTCATCAACCGCCCCAACGAGATTGCCTACTTTATGAACCTGTTGCGGGGCCCCTCGGAGCGCATTCTCATTCCCGTGCGAGAACTGCCCACGTGGGACGAGCCGGGCATGACGGCCTTTTTCCGCAAGCTGCCCGACGTTGACACCGTCGAGTTCAACAGCGTCAAGCGGATCATCCAGGTCGTGCGCAACCCTCCGCACTTCAAGTCAGTGTACGGCACGGCTGGAGCCCGCATCGCCGTTCAGTACGATCGGGCGCTGGACAGCAAGACGCCCCGGGACTGGGTCGACACTTTGCGGGGCAGCTTTTCCGCCAGCTTTCCCGGCGGCGTCTTGGCCTCTCGAGAGTACGTGTCGATCGAGTACCTTGAATGCCTACCCACCAACTTTCAAGAGTTTGTCAATACCTTTATCGACGGCCTCGACGTCAAGAACGCCCTGCTCTTTCAGAAGCGCATTCAGGGCCTCGTATCGTACTACAAGGGAGCGGACGAGCGCATGCTGCCCAAGCGCATTGACGATGACAAGATGCTTGAAAAGATTGAAATGTCGGACGAGCAGTTCAACAAGTACCTCGAGATGCGATGGACTGAAGTGCAATCCGAAAGCAAAAAGGGCGGGAACAGCCTGAATGAAGACTTTTCCTACTACCGTGTCCTCTCTCGCTTGGCGTGCAACTACGCAGTCCCGAACGACCTCGATGCGTTGGTGCCTGACGAGCAGCCGATGGACGAGAACAAGGAGGCCGACAAGTCCGCCGTTCTCGCCAAGCTCAAGCAGAGCCCCGACCAGTTTTTGCGGCCCGCTGGTCTTGCTACTCGCTCGCCCAAGATGGCCAAAGTTCTCGCCAATATTCTCGAGGAAGGAGACCACAACCAGTTCGTCTACTCCAACTATCGCAAGCTGGAAGGGTTAGGGGTCTTGGGAGCGATTTTGGAGGCCAATGGCTTTCAGCAATACAAGCTCGTCAAGGAGGGCGGCAAGTACATGGAGAGCCCCGAGATGGATCCTGCCAAGCTGGCGTTTGCCTTTTACACTGGCGAGGAGAACCCCGAAGAAAAGGGCATTATGCGACTCATTTTTAACGAAGATTTCAAGGGTCTGCAGTCCGAGTACGCCGAGCACGCCCAGACCATTCGAGAGAGCATTGCGGCGAGGGGAGCGAAAAAGATGCTCACGATTCTCATGGCCACCTCCAGCGGCGCCGAGGGTATCAATCTCAAGAACGTGCGCCGTCTGCATATCGTCGAACCGCACTGGAATCCCGCTCGCCACGATCAAGTCATGGGTCGAGGCATTCGTCTCTGCTCCCACGCCACTCGGCAGACGCTCGTTGATGGCGTCGTCACGGACAATATCGTGCCCATCGAAGAGCGAACCATCCGCATCTCCTTCTACCTGTCAGTGTTTACCAAAGCTCAGGCGGCATCCACTACGGCCTTTAACGTCGTGCCCATTCGACGGGCGGATACTCGGGCCAAGCGCTACGACGGCTCCAACTCGGACGCATTTCTGTCCAGCGACGAGTTTCTCTACGAAGTCTCGTACGAAAAGGGCAAGATTACCGAGGGCATCTCTCGCCTCATCAAGCAGGCCGCCGTCGACTGTGAAATTCATCGTAAACTTCATAGTCGGGAACAACCCGTTCTGCAGTGCATGCGCTTTGATTCAACGGTCCGAGGCGAGGATCTGGCATACAATCCGAATCTAAAGTCGGACGATCGAGACGAGACCTTTCTCCGCAACGTGATCAAGCGGAGCCGGCGGCTCCAGCGCATTAAAATCAAGGATATTGTATTTCTCGTAGATCCCGATTCAAAGGATGTGTTTGACGAGCCAGCGTTTGGCGATGCCCAGCGCCTGCTCAAGATCGGCACCCTGCTACCGGATCGCATTCAGTTCTTTACGACGCTCGAGGGGTAGGCGCTGAAGACGAAGAAGGAGGCACGGGCGACGCCGGCGAAATGATCGACTCCAGAAACTCATCGCAGACTCGAGACCACGGGCGGTCGGCGGCGGCCTTGATGCACTTGGCCGACGTCTCGGGCGACAGCATGCCGATTGCCTTGCGCATCGCCTCGGCGACCTCGTCCGCCGTCGCCGACGCCTGTGTCAGCCCCACTCCCGCATTCTGCTGCAGGTACTCGTAGGTCGACGGCTTGACAAAGACGCCCGTCGATCCGTCCTCTAGAAAGGACTTGTATCCACCCACGTCCATGACGACCTGCGGAGCGCCGGTCGCCATGTGCTCCAGCTGGCAGAGCCCAAAGCCCTCGCCGTTCGACGTATTCACACCAATGTCGGACGCCCCGTACATCTGGTTGATCGTCTCGTCGGTATAATACACGTTCGGGGGCGTCGTGTCGATCGTCAACAGCCGCTGGCCGTACTCGGACGGCTCCAGCCCCAGCAGAGACAGCTCGTTCAGAAAGATCTGTAGCGGATTGTAGTAGGCTCCTCCCTCGGGCTTCAGACCCGTCATGATAATCATGTAGCATTTGGGGTTGGCCTTCAGAATCCTCGCAAAGCCCATGATGCTGAGGTCGAGACGCTTGCGCTGCGAGTTGCGATTGACGTTCAGAAACACGATTCCGTCGCCCGGAATATTGACCTGCTTGCGAAAGGCCATGCGCTCGGCAGGCGTCGGGGCCTTATACGTGAGCATGTCCACGCCGTGCCCGAGAACGTCAATGGGCAGCGTGGCCGTCGTAAGCCTGGTCTTGAGGTGTGCCTTCCAGCTGTCGGTGAAGCAGAGAATACGGTCCGCACGGTTCTCGATGCCCCGCAGCAGCCCCATATCGGCACCCTCGTACACCTGGTCCAAGTACACCCATACCTTGAACGTTCGGGGCAGGTCCTTGATGGCCTCCAGAAACTGGTTCACAACGATGGGGTCGTTATAAATCATGACAATATCCGGAGTCACAGTGTCGACATACTCTTTGAATTTGTTGAAGCCAAACCCCTGCTCTCGGGGCTCCTCGTTGGCCGCCGCATCGTACTGCACAATGTTGGTCAGCGGGCGGACGGGCTTGGGCGTCCTTGCCGGTGAGCGCTGAAAGCCAAAGTGAAAGACCTTCACAACCGGGTGCAGCGTCGCCAGCTGCTTCAGGAGGTTGTACGAGACCTTGGAGTAGCCCGTGACCTGCTCCGTGTGGGTGCTGACGAGAAGAAATCGAGTTGGCATTACCTTATCAAAATTCCTAGCTGTAAATATAATGGCTGCCCGCTTCTCGAGTGCGTCCGAAGTCACGGAGTTTCTCAAGCGCAAGGCCAACGTACAGTACTACACCAACAATCCTCAGAACCAAAAGTATGCGTTTTCCAGCACGTATACGACCTTTCTGGGCGGCAGTGTATCCGCCCAGGGAGTGCGCAAAATCGCTGGATGCCAGCCGGGAAGCACCGTCGACAACTCGACGTGCTGCGTCAATGGCAATGGCTTCCAGCAGCGGCCCGAAAAAGTGGCTCCGGGCAAGAACGTGTTTAACCCGTGCTAGCGTCGACGCTTCGTTGTTCGCTTCTTCGGGTGTCGTCGCTTCGTTCGCCTGCGCCGGCCTCCAGTTAGAGGCCTTTCTTCGATATGGTAATGGGGCGGATTGCCATTATCCGAGACAATGATTCCCTTTTTTCCTCGTCGGGTAAGATCGTCCTCAATTGAAGCAAGGTGTGCTTTTATTTCATCGAGTCCGCTGTCTGGGACCGGAGCCACCTTTGTGGGAGAGTTCCCCATTTATTAATAGGCATTCTCCTTCTTTTTGGGCACGTTGGTAAACTCTCCGAAGCGGTCCATGTACGGCACTCTCGGAATGTTGTACAGCTCCGTGACCGATTGAGACCGGGCGAGACCGCTCCGCACGACAAACTTGCGAGTTGTCGTTCCGATCCAGTCGTACCCGTACCGCATGCTCATGTAGGCATGCAGGACCACAAACCCCAGCAGAACCGCAATTACGATATACGGCAATGATCCATACATTATTCATAGACTATACATAATATGCCTGGCGGACTCATGCAGCTCACCGCTTTTGGGGCTCAAAATATCCTCGTCAATGGAAACCCCTCCATGTCCTACTTTAACAAGCTCTACAAGCGCACCACCAACTTTGCGATGGAGCACTACCGCATCGAACCTCGGGGCGTGACTGACATGACGATGCCCAATGCGGGCCAGAGAACCTTTCGCTTCAAGGTTCCCAACTACGCCGATCTGCTGCACGACTGCTACGTATGCGTCAACATTCCCGACATTTGGTCGCCCCTCACTCGTATCGGGACCAGCGATGCCAAACCGTCCGAGTTCCAGTGGGTTCGCAACCTCGGCTTCAACATGCTCGAAGAGGTCGCAGTGAGCTTCAACGGCACTCAGATCGTCAGCTTTACCGGCGAATGGATGAAGGTTCTTTCCTACATGCAGGAGTCCAAGGCCAAGCGAGAGAATGTCGACGACATGGTCGGCAACCTTCCCGAAATGTACGACCCCGGCAACGCCAACGGCCGCATGCAGCAGTATCCCCACGCCATTGCGACCTCGACGATTCCCATCACGGCTCCCTCCATTCAGGGCCGCCAGCTCACTATTCCTCTCCCATTCTGGTTCTGCAAGGAAATCTCCGAGTCATTGCCACTTATCGCCATGCGCCTCACCGAGGTCGAGATTCGAGTCACTTTTTCGAGCCTATACTACCTCTATACAGTCATCGATGTCGATCCCACGTCATCGACCTATGGCTATCGAATCCCGGGCGAGCCCAACAGCCCCACCACGGGCATTCAGAAATTTTTGTCGTACCCCGATACGAACGGCTACCCTCAAAACAGCCAGCTCCTTACTTGGAGCCTCAACCCTTACATTGAGGGCAATTTCATCTTTCTCACCGACTCGGAACGGGCGCACGTAGCGGCCTACGAGCGCACCTTCCTTATCACCCAGGTCCGCAACCAGTACGTGGAAAAGCAGTACGGCCTGAACAACCAGCTCATTCCCATGTTTAACCTTTGTACGAGGGTCGTTGCCCTCTTTCAGCGCTACGATCGGGCAATGATGAATGACTGGGACAACTACACAAATTGGGACGAAATTGACATTCCCAACCTGAACGTCAATCTATTACCGTTCAACAATTCCTACACGACTCAGCAGCTCTTTACCTCGGGGCCTACCTTTTCTAACAATATGGGCGCCCGAGACATTCTTGTCGAGGGCACTCTCGTGTTTGACGGCAAGGAGCGCTTCACCACCAAAAATGTCAACTTTTTCCGAGACATTCAAAACTACCAATTCTCGACGGGCCCGACGCCCGACCTGCCCGGCATATACCTCTACTCGTTCGCTCTGGATCCAAATGCCATCACCCAGCCCACGGGCAGCGTCAACGCCTCCATGTTTAACAAGACGTACTTTCAATACACGCTGCTGGTTCCCCCGGTCGTCGCCACGGCGCAGACGACCCAGGATCCCGTGTGCGTCGTCAAGAGCACCGCCAATACCAACAGCCCCGTGCCCGTCCCCGCCGGCTCGACCGACTCGATAGACGGTCGTCCGCCCATCATCAATCCCGGAAACACAATCACCATCTACTCGGCGCCCACCAATCTCTACGTGCAGTTCCAGGGCTACAATAGCGTCATCTACATCGAGTCCTACAACTTTGTCAAGGTTATGAATGGCCAAGCAAATGTCGTCTTTAGTACATAATGAGCACCGAGAGCATCATTGCGTCCTCCGACGACACTACCATCACTCCCGACATTCCGCAACGTCCCTTGGTCGACTCGTTTCCTGCGTTTTCGGGATACTTTGTCTGGTTTTCCTTTCTTATTCTTGTGTGGTTCTCTGGTGGCGTGGCCCTCTACGCCCTCCTCCAGCGCAACGGAATGATGTACTGGATCGCCTATATCGTCTGGGCCCTCCCGATCCTCGGTATAGTGGTAAGCGTGCTCACGGGCTCATCGGCGATCGTCTGGTCCGGAGTCATCCTCTTCTGGAGCACCGTCTTTCTTACAGTAGAGGCAATTCGCACGTTACTGCTTGGCTATGATCCGGGAACTGTAGCCCAGCTGTTAATGTCTCCAGATCCAGCAAAGCCTGTGTAGGGTTCTCAAAGTTTCGAAACAGAACTTGATTGACCTCGGCGGGACTCCACTTGCCATCCAGATCGGGTCGGTCCCAGTCCAGCGTCGGCAGGTCGTAAAAGCCCATAACCATCTGGCGCACAATGGCCGACGAGCACTTTTTGAACTGAATAATCATGTCGATGCGCCCCGGGCGAATCAGGGCCCGGTCAAACCGCTCGGGAAAGTTTGAGGTAAAAACCAGTATGCGGCCCGACGATTCGAGCGTGCCGTCCAGCAGATTCAGCAAAAAGGCGAGATCAATGGGGTCCCGAATAATGTCGTCGTCCAGCTCGGGTGCGAACGGGTCTTTAGAAGGGACTGAGACCTTTTCGGGCTGCTTCCACTCCCGCTTCAGCAACATGTCGCCCATGGCATCGGCGTCCTCGATAATATAGACTCGTTCCGAAATCGGAATTGTATATTTTTCGAGCGTTTGGCCATTGTAGACGTGAATATCGTCGCTAAAAAAGAGGTGCCGCAGCTGCGTCTTGGTCTTGATTTCCGAGAGCTGAATGTTGACGGGGTGCCGATGGGCCACATTGGCAATGGCCTTAATTTCCGAGGTCTTGCCCGTGCCCGGCTCGCCGTGAAAGAGAAAGCCCAGCGTGTACGGAATTCCCTTGCGTTCGTACCACTTGCGGTTCTCGAGAAAGAACTCTACCCGCTTCTTGACGACTGGTTGCTCTTCAAAGTATACATTATCAAAGGTGCGAGTCGTGGAAAACTTGTGCTTTGTGTAGACGAGAAATCCAGTCGGAAGCGGAGTCCCGTTATTGCGCTGCTTCTTTTTCCCCTCGACAATCTGGTCGAAAAAGTAGAGATCATTTCCCAGCTTGTTGAGCATCTTGCGCTCGTACTCTTGGTTGCACGACTCGACAAAGGACTGGAGGCTCCGAATCGTGCCCTCCTTGCTAAACAGCTGGAACTTGATGTTTCGAATATTGCCGTCGTCCACGTCGACGCTCATCAGCCGGAAATAAATGTCGTCGGCGACTCGGACAGGCTGGAGCTCGTACGGCAAATAGTCGTGGTTGGCGATCGACAGCAGTCGCTTGGTGGCGGGCGACGATGAGACGTAGTGAATCACGGCATCCATGCGGGTGAGAAAGGCTGGGCTCTGACCTCCCTTTTGCGGCGGCGCCACGCCCCGCTCGCACTCGATGCAGGCCGACATGTCCTCGGGTCCCGCCGGAGCGATTGCGGCCTTGTACTGTGCCTTCACCCACGCTAGAGCAGCGGCTCCGTTCTCGAGGGCGAAAAAGGTCGAGGCACTCCCCAGAAACGACCAGAGGGACTGCACGTTGGACAGGGCGTAGACGAGAAAGGCGGTGCGTACGACTGCGAGGACGTCCATTGTGT